ACGGCCACCGGCAGTTCGTCGTGCTGATCGGCTCCGACCAGTCGATCGCCGAGCAGATGCTCGATTCGATCAAGGCTCACCTGGAGCAGAACGACCTCCTCCTCGACGACTTCCCGGAGGCGGTCTACCCGATCCGGGCCCTCGAGGGGATCAACGCCCGGGCCCGCGGTCAGACGAGCGAGGGCACGCCCACGAAGATCGAGTGGACGGCGGACCAGATCACTATGGCCGCGATCGGAGGCTCGGCGTCATCCGGCTCCGCGGTCCGCGTCGCCGGCATCACGGGCCGCATTCGCGGGCTCAAGCACGTCCGGCCGGACGGCAAGGCGATCCGGCCCGACCTTGTGCTGATTGACGACCCGCAGACGGACGAGAGCGCCGCGAGCCCGTCGCAGGTGGCGACGCGCGAGAAGATCCTCGCCGGCGCCATCCTCGGCCTCGCCGGCCCTGGCCGGAAGATCGCCGGGCTGTGCACCGTCACGGTGATCCGCACCGACGACCTTGCGGACCGGCTCCTCGACCGGACGCGGCACCCGGCGTGGCAGGGCGAGCGGACGAAGCTCGTGTACGAGTGGCCAGACCAGGAGGATCTATGGTCGCAGTACGCCGAGATGCGTCGCGAGGGGCAACGCTCGGGCGAAGGTACGGGGAAGGCGGACGCCTTCTACGCCGAGCGGCAGGCCGACATGGATCGTGGCGCCCGTGTGGCGTGGCCGGCCCGCAAGGCCCACGACGAGCTGTCCGCGATCCAGCACGCGTGGAACCTCCGCATCGATCGAGGCGAGAGCGCGTTCAACGCCGAGTTCCAAAACGAGCCGCTCGCCGACGACATCGCGACGGACAAGCTCGACCGGCGGCAGCTCGCGCTCCGTGTCACCAACGTTCCGCGTGGCATCGTGCCGCACGGCCATTCCACGCTGACGGCGTTCGTCGACGTGCAGGATCGTCTTCTGTACTGGCTCGTGGCCTCGTGGTCTCCGTCCTTCGGCGGGCATGTCGTGGCCTACGGCGCGTACCCTGACCAGGGCTCCAGCCATTTCGAGGCCGGCACGGCGAAGAAGACGCTCTCGCACGCCGCCGGCGGCGCCGGCTTCGAGGCGGCGCTGCGTGCGGGCCTCGACGCCACGATGCAGCAACTCCTCTCGCGCGAATGGAAGCGCGAGGACGGCGTGCCGATGCGAATCTCGCAGGTGCTCGTCGACTCGAACTGGGGCCAATCGACGCAGGTGGTAAGGAACTTCTGCCGGGCGACGCCCTTCGCGGCGACGATCCTCCCGAGCCGCGGTAAGGGCATCGGTGCTGCCGGGACGCCGATGGGTCCGCGTCGCAACCGCGGCGACCGCGCGGGTCTCAACTGGGTCGTCGGACGGACGGCCGACGGCGTGCAGATGGAGTGCTCGTACGACACGAACTTCTGGAAGACGTTCTCGTCGGCGCGCCTCCGTCTGGGCCTGGGCGACCCGGAGGCGATCCTGCTCCACGCCGGGCACCACGACCTCCTCCTTGAGCATCTGACGAGCGAGTACCCGGTCCGCGTCGAGGCCCGTGGCCGGACGGTGGATGAATGGAAGCAGACGCCCCGCGAAAACCACTGGTGGGACTGTCTCGTCGGCGCTGCGGTGGCGGCGAGCGTCGTCGGTCTCCAGCCGGCCGGCGGTGAGGCCGGCACCCGGCCGCGGAAGAAGGTGTCGATCCCGACCGGGCCGGACGGGAAGCGCGTCATCGTCACGCGCCGCGCGAAGTAACAGCCACACCCCCTCTGGGTTTGTCGTTTCCTCCCGCACCGTGGAGGGCATGAGCGACGACGTGGCCAACAAGATCGAGAGCAGCGCCCAGGGCCCCCGGCGCGTCCGCACGGACGCCGGCGAGGTGGAGGCGCACCCGCTCCTGGACCAGATCGAGGCCGACAAGTATCTCGCGGCCAGGGCTGCCGTGTCGGGCGGCAACACCCACCGCGGGCTGCGGTTCAACGTACTCAAGCCTCCGGGGACGGTCTGAATGGCGAAGCGTGCCGCACCGAAGGCGCGGACCGACCGCAAGGCGGCTCCGTCCCGTCGTGCGCCGCGGCGCGTCGAGGTGGTCAAGCAGGTCGCCCGGGTCCGCGGCCGGTTCGACGCGGCCCAGTCGGCGGACGACTCGCGGCACTGGGCGAATGCCGACTACCTGTCCGCCGACGCCGCGCTGACGCCGGAGGTGCGCCGGATCATCCGCGCCCGGGCGCGGTACGAACGCGCGAACTCGGCCTACGTGCACGGGATCTGCACGACGAAGAGCAACGACCTCATCGGCACGGGCCCGAAGCTCCAACTGACCAGCGGCGACGCCGCGGCCGATCGTGCGATCGCCCGTGCGTGGTACGACTGGTCGTGGTCCGTGAACCTGCCCGACAAGCTCCGCGTGGCCGCGGAGGCGAAGATCGTCGATGGCGAGGCGTTCGCGGTCTTCTTCACCAACCGCCGGCTCGACCCGCGGGGCGTGCAGCTCGACCTCCGCCTCGTGGAGGCGGACATGGTTGCGTCGCCGTCGATGACATATCTCAAGGATGTGTCGCCCGACGGTTCGCTCGTCGATGGGATCGAGTTCGACGCCGACGGCAACATCGCGGCCTACCACGTGCTGCGGACGCATCCCGGGGCGAACCACTCGCTCGGATCGTGGACGGCGGACCGCGTCGATGCCGACCGCGTGCTGCACTGGTTCCGGGCGACGCGGCCCGGGCAACACCGCGGTCTGTCCGAGCTGGCCTCCTGCCTGCGGCTCTGCGCTGACCTCCGTCGGTACACGTCGGCCGTGATCCGGGCCGCGGAGATCGCCGCCGACCTCGCCGCGTTCGTCCACAGCAACTCTCCGGCGGCGCTGGTTGACGAGGTGGACCCCTTCGCCGCGATCGAGATCGAGAAGGGCACGCTGACGACGCTGCCCGAAGGCTGGGACGTGTCGCAGCTCAAGGCGGAGCAGCCGACGAACACGCACCAGGCGTTCACGCGGACGATCCTCGGCGAGGTGGCGCGGGGCGTGAACCTGCCGTACCACAAGGCCGCGTTCGACGCCTCGTCCTACAACTACTCGTCCGCGCGTCTCGACGCGAACCTGCACGAGCAGAACGTCCGCGTCGAGCGTGACGAGCTGGAGCGGGCCTGGATTGATCGCATCTTCCGGGCGTGGCTCGACGAAGCCTTGCTCCTCCCCGACCTCGTGCCCCCGGACCTCGCGCGTCCGTTCTCCTGGACGTGGACGTGGCGGTGGGACGGTCACGACGGCGTCGATCCGGTCAAGGAGGCCAACGCCGCCGAGACGCGGCTGGCCACGCTCACGACGACGCTCGCCGCCGAGTACGGCCGGCAGGGGAAGGACTGGGAGGTCGAGCTGCGGCAGATCGCCGCCGAGCGGCAGCTCATGGAGCAGCTCGGCCTGTCGATCGGCGAACGGCCCGCGCAGGTCGTCGTCCCCGGGCTCGAACAGGCCCAAGCCGCCGCGGAGGCCGACGCATGAGCAACCTCTCGATCCGTGCCGACGTGCAGTTCCTCCGGGCCGACGCCGGCGAGGGCGAGTCGCTCTCGACGCCTCGCACGCCGCGGTTCCGCATGGACGCCTACACCGGCGGGGCGATCCGCCAGGCGTGGTCGCGCGAGCCGGTCGTGATCGACCTCGCCGGGATGCGTGTCCCGGACGCGGTGCCGATCGTGTTCGGCCACGACTACGACCTCGAAAGCGTCCTCGGCCAGGGGACTGCGGTGGCCACGAACGGCTCGCTCGTCCTCGACGGCGCGATCCTCGCCGAGAGCGAGGCCGCGTCGCAGGTCGTGAAGCTCGGCGACAAGGGCTACCGCTGGCAGGCCAGCATCGGCGCCGACGTGGACGAGCAGCGGCTCGTCGATGGCGGAGAGGCCGTCACCGTCAACGGGCAGACCTTCTCCGGTCCTGTCCGGATCGTATCGCGCTCCACGCTGCGGGAGTGCTCGTTTGTCACCCTTGGGGCCGACGCAGCGACGGCCGTCCAGATCACCGCGAAAGCGGGGGAGAGTCCCATGCAGGACGATCAGATGAAGGCCGAGGACGGCATGCCGACCGGCCCCGAGATGTCGCAGGAGAACGGCGGACCCACGGGTCCGAGCGACATGGCCTCGGCGTCGCCGAAAGTCGACATCGCCGCCGTGCGTGCCGAGGTCGTGGCCGACGTTACCCGCGAGGTGAAGGCGGCGGTCCTGGGCGACCTCCGCGCCGCCCGCGGTCCGGCGATCCACGCCAGCAAGCCGGCGGTGGACGAGGAGCATGTGCAGATCGCCGCGATGCAGATCGTCGGCGGTCTCGGGAAGGAGGTCGAGAAGCAGTTCGGGGATTCGCCGCTGGTCGAGGCCGCCCACAAGCGGTCCCGGTCCATCGGCCTCCAGGAAGTGCTCGTCTCGGCGGCCCGCAAGGGCGGCTACGACGGTCCGGCGAAGGTCACTGCATCCAACCTCCGTCCGATCCTCGTCGCGGCGTTCGCCACGCACTCGATCAGCAACGTGCTCGCCGCGACCTACGGCAAGTACCTGCTGGCCGGGTTCGAGGCAGTGGAGTCCACCTGGGAGGCGATCTCCTCGATCCGTCCCCTGAACGACTTCAAGTCGGTCACGGGCGTGCGGCTCGACGGCGGGTTCGTCTTCGACGAGGTGGGATCGGACGGCAAGCTCAAGTCCGCGGACGCGAGCGACGCCACCCGGACCCTCCAGGCGAAGACCTACGGCCGCATGTCGAGCATCACGCGGCAGGACATCGTGAACGACGACCTCGGCGCCCTCACGCAGGTGCCCCGGCGTCTCGGTCGCGGTGCCGCGCTGAAGTTCAATAGCGTCTTCTGGACGGAGTTCCAGTCGAGCAACTCGTCGTACTACGAGGCCGCCTCGGCTGCCGGCGGGAACGCCCTCGCGATCGCGTCGCTGGAGTCGGCCTACACGGCCTACGGCCAGCTCACGGATCCCGACGGCAACCCGCTCGGCGTGACGCCGGCGATCCTGCTCGTGCCGAAGGGGCTCGCGATCACGGCGCGGAAGCTCAACAGCTCCGCCAACATGATCGTGTCCAGCCTCGGCAGCACGTCGTCGAAGGTGCTCGAGCCCCAGGCGAACGTCCTGGCGGGCCTGCTCGACCCGGTGGAGTCGTCGTACCTCACCACGGCCGCCACCGCGTCGAACTCGACGTGGTGGCTCTGTGCGAACCCGAACGACATCCCCGCGATGGAAGTCGGGTTCCTCAACGGTCAGCGTCAGCCGACCGTCGAGAGCGCCGATGCGGACTTCGACACGCTCGGGATCCAGGTCCGCGGGTACTTCGACTTCGGCGTCAGCAAGGGCGACAAGCGCGCCGCCTACCGCATGGCGACCGCCTGATCGGCCTGAACGTCAACCGCACCCGCGGGCCGGGGACTCCCGGCCCGCGGGGTGATGAATCGTCCCACACACCCTTCCGGAGATCCTGAACGATGGCAAC